TTGCAAAAAACGCGTGCTTCCCCGCTCCCGTTATGCCAATCACAGACTCTCCGGATTTATACGGCCCAAAAGAGTTAATGCCAGTAACCCTTATCCCACTTCCTACATTTAAATTATAAGAATCATGACCACTTACCCCCGTTATTGTAGGAAGAGGAAAAAATACGTCCGGCAAAGTAATTAAATCATTTTCGACTCCCCTTATAATAAGATTTCCGCTTGTTACATCTCTGGGAACCTTTGAATTAAAAGCAAATCCAGTTTCGGAATACTTAATAGAACTAGTCTTCTCTCCAGAAATCCTAACTTCTGACTCGTCTTTAAATACGACATTTAACCCAGAGAGAAACTTACCACTAAACGACAGCTCCTCCCCAAAAGCTCCATACATGCCAGAAGCTCCTGAAAACTGAGCTACTCTAAACTCGCTAACCCCAGACCTGACCCTGCCGAATCTGTCCACTAGCCGCACTGTTCCCTTTTCGTCTTTTTCTACGTCCTGAGGTAAAAACAAAGATATTCTATTGTCAGATTTAGACTTAAAAGTCGTTACCGAAATGTCAGACAGTGTATCGTCATAAAACTTGACCTCTGTCACAAAGTTTAAATCAGTCCCAAGAATATCAAAGCTTTGCCGCTCCCCAAAAACAGAATAGCTTAAACCAAAAACAGGAGCAGGATTAAACCCCGTCTCTAAAGGTAAGTCGGGGGTCACAGAAAACCTATTGGAGGTCTCCTCGTTTCCGCCACTTGTTAAAACTGTTATAAAATCACTAGAAGACCCGGTAGGAACCCTAAAAGTCACCCCAGTAGCGCTTACCTGAGAAGCTCCCACTCCAGAAAGCCCTGCTATTTTTACCCCGCTCCCCTTTAAACCGCTGAAATACCCATCCAAAGTCACTTCTGTACCTGCCGCCCCAGAAAGAGGACTAAATCCGTTTATAAAAGGAGCCTTATAAACAGGTATAGCGACCGAAAAATTACTTTCGCCATTAAAACCCTCAAGTTTTGCCTTGATTCCTGTAGTATTTAACTTTTCAGGTAAGTTAAAATAATTTCGAACCACATAATTTCCACTACCAGAAACAGACGAAGGTTTTACAAACCCCAGAGAACTACCGTCAGAAGAAGCGGAAAGCTTTATCTTAGAAGACTTTAACAGGTTTAACCCTGATAAAGATATCTCTTCTCCCGGCTCTCTCGTTCTTGTTGTTCCGCTAACTACGTTTTCTATAAAAGGGTTGCCAATTACATAAAGACCTGAAGTCAAAACGTTAGACTCTCTATTTTCCCCGCTTACCTGAGTATTTACGTAAAAAGTTCCCCTACCGGAAACGTAACCAGACTGAAGCCCGGAAGGAACAGAAAAACCAAGAACGTCCCCCCAAGGAGAACTTTGTATGCTAGAACCAGTTATTTCGACGAACCTTCCCGTGTGATCTGCGTTTGTTAAAGTCACTCTCCCTATAGACAACAAACTGTGACCAGTCAATGAGACCATATTTCCGGTACTAGCAAAAACTGGATTATACCCGGAAATAAAAGGAGTCCTTCCGCTTATTAGAACCTGTTTTCCCGAAGGATAAAGCGAATCGATTTCGCTAAACAAAGAAACGGTTTTGCTTCCCGTTGAAAGAGATTCTGGTATTACGCCAGTTATAAGCGTATCGGACATTACCTTAAACCCGCTCGACACAACAGAGCCGACGCTAGCCTTTATAAAACTGTCTCCAACATGATAAAGGATCCCTGTATTAAAATTCTTACCTATTATATTAACCGAAGCTCCAGCTAAACAAACAGAAGGGGAAATGCTTTCTACTAAAGCTAGATGACTAAATGAATTATATTCACTTATTGGTTGCTTGCTTACTCCGCTTTGCAATAAAAACGTTAGCCTTCCTCTAGCCTTCCCTTCCGGAGCCTGTACGGAAAAACTTGTGTCGGTTAACGAACTTATTGGTTTTTTAACCTCTCCTTGAGGAAACATAACTCCTGTTACCGCTGCGAAAGAATACCCCCCTACCGTCACCGGTTCATCAGGAAGCTGACTCCCGGGGTCAACTGAAGTTACCTCAGGAAGCGGAACAAAGTTATTAGGGGATACGCCGCTATTAAAAGAAGTGCCCGCTTCCCCAGAAGCTGTTAACGAATATACCGTTACTCCTGTAAAACTAGCGGCAGACGGAATAAAAGCCTCTATTCTTTTGGGGGATATAACGTTAAAATTCGCATTAGCAGTGCCGAATTTTACATCAGTTATGTTATAAAAATTGTTTCCCGTAACGGGGAGAATCCCCCCAATTTCCCCAGACGGATTACTTAAAGATCCAACTTCTATTCTGTGGTTTTGAAGCAAATGAACTATTTGCTCACCTCCCGCGTCAATAGCTGTCGCCGATCCGTCAGAGGACACAACATAAACAATATCTGTTTTCGCAGCCGCAGGAACGATACCGCTTATCCCAATTTCCCCTAAAAAAACCAGACTATCTCGACCCACAACCAAACCCCCCCAATTAACGCTTAGCGTATCAGCTAAGCTTTCGCCGCTAATATAGAAACCTGAATTTGGATAAAATATTCCTGCCATCTTTAGTGTTTATTATTTCCGTGATTTTGCGCGATCATATAATTTATATCAATAAGCGTTCCGGGGAACCCCCACAACATCACTTGCTACCGGTCTTTCTACTGGCTTTATTCCGAAAACCTTATGTGTCAAATGGGGATTATGAGTCACTATACCTAATTGATGAGTGACCCTTCCTCCTACAGAGGCCTGTACAGTTCTAGATTGTAGTCGGCCGTAGCAGCTAAACCTCTCTACGGGTATCGAGCTATTATGCTTCGCCATATTAAATGCAAAATTTGCAGTTATTCCATCATAAGGAACGTAACCTGTCGGATTGTCAACATCTATACCCATCGAAACGTTTTTTCTTCCGAAATAAATCCGTTCTGGAACTGTTGCTCCGGCTAGATATACAGGATTTATCTCTGATGTATAATTGTAATTAGCTGTTATAAAATCGTTTATTTCCCCCATTTCCGACGAAGAACTGTTCGCGAAAGTTATATTTTTACAGTTTAATATTTCTTCTTTGGGAGCCGCCTCTTCTGTCTGTACGAACCTTCCAGTTAGATCATCAAAAAACACTACTTCTGAATTCGCCACGACAGGAGAGTTAGGGGTAAACTGAATCGAGTAACTAGACAAATAACCGCTTGTAAAAACCATTCCGCCAAAACTTCCGCTAACAATTTGACCCTCGTTACTCATACCGTCATCTCCTATCATTTCCCCTTGGGTAGATACGAGTTTTTTTATATCGTCTAAACTACCAGTAAGATAATGTGAAAAATTAAGCCTAGAACCTATTCCGTTCTGAGCGTAGTAATCTCTCGAGTGCCTGCTACCAGCATCGTACCTCGGATCCAAACCAGCCTGAATACTTAACGTACACTGGTTTGCCAGTATATCAACTGTGTTCAGTCTAAGCTTAACGTTTTTGGCGGAAAAAATCATTAATAAAAACTCCTTATTGTTTTCTTTGTCTCTACGGCTCCTTGAGAGCTGACTCTTAACTGGGTGTTGCTTAACACAGGTTCATTCATCTTTACTAGTATTGCGTTTTGATTATCTAGGCTCCTTATATTTAAATTAAAGTTTTCACTTTTTCCGGTGAAAGCGATTCCTGTTTCTCGAACATTTTCGGACAAATTAGCCTCTTCGTTTGCTTTGTGGTAAAGAAAAGAAGACGGAAACTCTTGTCCTAGTTTATACACCGGCTCATATTCAAAATTTATAGAGTAGTCAACTGAAGTTAGAATCCCCGTTTCGTTAGAGCTTGTTATCGTAGCGGGAGAACCCGCGGTCATAAACGCAGAATGGGCCGAATGACCGTACTGAGCAGCCAACTTTGAGTTAATGTATTTAAAAGACTCTGGAGATTCTGCTTGTAAGTCTCCCGAAACCGGAAGATTTTCCCCTGAGCCGAAAAGTTCAAAATTCACAGAGCACTCAACAGGAGAATAAGGCTGAAGAGACAAAGAATAAGAAGACAACAACCCTTCGCCGCTTATATTCCCAAACCTAATCGACACGCCTGACGTTTGAGAATTTTTAGAATTTTTTAAACTGTTAGCTACATCATTTATAATATTATAACTTCCCGTTTTTCCTGTATCTTCCCTAATTAAACCTGTTAAAACAGGCGAATAAGAGAAAGATATACTCGCCGTCCTAGCTCCCTGAGGAGCTTGCTCGGATATACCGTATTTTCCAATTGAATAGATAGGGGTTAAGTCAGCTGCTTCGCTCAAAGAACATTCTCTAGCGATCATTCTTTCGGTCCTTTTACCGTATTGAATGACTAACGGAACTTGATCGTATCTAATCGTTGCCATTTTACCTTAGCGTTGTGCCTTTTAACACAAAATTTATCCCTACGTTGTTATTACTATCTGATTGATACTGCTCTGAAACCAATAAAAGACTCTTAAAGTGAAAAACTTTTATATTAGCCCTAAGGTTATTTATAAGAGGAGAAAGAGTATCATCCCAAATATAATTATTTTTGTTTATTTTTAAAGATACGTTTCTAAAGACGGTTTCTTCGGGAACAAATCTCATATTTTTCATCTTATAGTCATCCGCTTCTATATTAAACTGAAGAGATATATCCATTGGGGAATTTGAAATAACCTCAGAAGGGGCCTTGTCGTTAAAGGCGTATATTGGGGTTCTCGGCACCTGTATATCTAAGGCAAAACTATTTACTCTGTTCGTACTAAATTCATCCAAGTTTATATCTATTGAATTATAACCCGCTACCTGAAGAGTGGTATCGTGCGGAGTTATTTCTCCAAAGTCAAAATAATTACCCGTTCCCATTTCGCCGTATATTTCAGCCTGCATTCCTAAAGACGGAATTTCCCCAATCGCACAAGAGCAAGAATAAGAGCTTAAATAAGCTTCGGTAAATTTTACAGTCTGATCTTTATAGTTAACCTGTCCGCTAAATGGGCTTTCTCCGGTAAATTGCGCAAAAAAATCGTCATAAACCATTAAGCTATTAGCGCTAATAGACGCTGTTTGAGGGGAAGACGGGGTGTACATGACCCTTTCGACCCCTAATGGAAGAATCGGCTGAGCTGTCGATTGATACCCAAAAGAAAGACTCTGAAGCCCGTTGATACCGGAGCCATTAACAGCCAACTTCTGCCCTTCTCTTCTAATCCTTGACAACATCTACTTTATTTACACTTTTTAGTGTAATATTTTGAGAGGTTTAAGGAAAAATGGCTGACGAAAACAGTATTTATAACATTATGGAATATGTTGGAGCTAAAGCATATTCAAAAAACGACATAGTTGTTGTGCTCGAGAGGTTTTCTAGCGACAATTACCCCGGGAACGGAGGTTTTCAGGTTCCCAAGTCAGCAACATACTATTACAGCACTAATTCCTCAAGCTCTGTCCCCGCCGACAGCCCTTCTGCCGACTCAACCCTTTGGGCGGGCACCACAAGATACCAAGACAGAATTAAACCTGAATTTATTTGGAATCCTTCTTATAATATATCTGTGGAGAATAGCCCTAGAATCAATAGCGTAGTTTTCGGAAACGGATACGAACAAAGGATTAAAGATGGTATTTTTAATAATTTAATCAAACTTTCTTTAAGATTTGAGCACAGAAACATAAAAGAGGCTCAAGCTATAAACCATTTTCTCAGAACCAGAAGCGGAACCGAGTCCTTCGTATTTAAAAACTTACCAGAACCTTATAACGATCTATCAGCAGGAGGGTACAAAAAACTTTTTGTCTGCAAAACCTTTAATAGTAACTTTGTTTTTTACAACAATTATACAATAGACGCCACTTTCGAGGAAGTTAATAATTAATGCAAGATTATACGAAAATGGACAAAGACCAAGCGCGAAAATCCGTTCGGTCTTTAATGTACGAAGCGGGAAACCTTAGCGCGTCTTCCTTATTAACTTTTTTTGAAATCGACCTTTCCTCAACTGTAAAAAGCCTTGGGTCCAGCTTAGTTGATGACGGAAAAGAAGTAGGTGTAGAAATCGGCGTGCCGGAAGAAATCGACGACGAAGGAAACCCTATCAATATCTTAAGGTTTCACAATAACATAAAAGTGTTTAATTCGTTTGTGATCTGGCAAGGGAAAACTTTTTTTCCTGCGCCTATCGAATCTCAGGGGTTCGACCTCAACTCTAGAGGGGTTCTCCCTACGCCAATATTAAGGATGACCTCTCAAAAAGAAGAAGGGATAGCAGCTCTTTCGATCCTACGAAGAGCTATTCGGAAGTACGGAGACTTAATAGGGGGAAAAGTAACAAGAATAAGAACTTTTGCTAAATATTTAGACATGGCTAATTTCTCTGATTTTGATGAAGGATCGACAACCACAGAAGGTACCTATAATTCCCCTTTTCCTCAAAATTACGAACCAGATCCATACGCAGAGCTACCAAGAGATGTCTTCTATATAGAAAGAAAAACAGGAGAAAATAAAAACGCCTTAGAGTACGAATTAAGCGCGCTTCTTGACGTCGAAGGGATAAAAATCCCAAGAAGAAGGGTACTTTCTCAAAAATGCAGCTTTAGCTACAGGGGATGCGGGTGCTTTTACCAACAAAAAGAAACTGCCCCATTTAACACTGACACCCTCTCTGAAGATACGCCATACGACACAAACGCGCAAGGACCCGGCACAACCAGTAAGCTTTTGGCTAAGTGCGGCATCAGAGACACTGAACTCACCCTCCCTGAAGAAGCTCCTCCTGTCGCAACAGTTAGAGACGGGGATATAAGAAAAATTTTAGGGTTTGGTCCAAATTATGTTTTTAAAAATAAAGAAAAATGGAAGAAAAACAAAAAATACAGTAAAGGGGACTGTATTTATATGGAGCATAACAGCATTCAATATTTTTTTATAGCCTCAAAAAACCTACCTGCAGAAAACAGCACTCGCTACGCTCCGCCAAACCCAGACCACTGGATAGCTGATCTCTGCTCGAAAACTATAGAAGGATGCAGGATGAGATGGGGTGTTAACGGATTAGTCAAAACAGACGAGACGCCTCATTTTGAAAAAGGAGAACTTCAATTTGGAGGTTTTCCGAACGCAACCAGACTAGAGCAAACTATCGGAGGATGACCTTAACAAAAAACATTAAAAAAGCAATAAAGGATCACGCTCTCAAACAAGAGCCTAATGAGTGTTGCGGTCTACTATACGAAAAAGAAGGGCAGATCGAGGCTAAGGCGTGCGAAAATATATCCGCCGACACCTCCAAACATTTTGTAATAAATCCTAGAGATTATCTCTATACTTCCTCTTTAGGAAAAATCAAAGCCACATACCACTCCCACACTAACAAGGCAGAAGAGTTCAGCGCCACGGATAAGCTAAATAGCAAACGCCATAAAATAGATTATGTTTTATACAATACGAACTTCAATACTTTTAGGCTTTATAGCCACAAAAAATCTAGTGTTTCTTTTTTAGATGAAGAGTTTACTTGGGGAAAGCATGACTGTATATCCTTAGTTCAAGATTATTTAAAAGAAGAAGCTAATGTCGATTTTAAATTATCCAAACTACTCAAAGAAAGAACTTCCGACTGGCCAAAGTGGCACTGGGATACCAAGGGGAGTCTTCCCGGCCGAGCACTTGCGGAAACATTGGAACTTAATCTTAAAAAAGGATTCAAGAGGATAAAGATTAACTCAGTAGACGACATAACCAAAAACGACGTTATATGTTTTTTATTAAGAAAAAACGAAACGCAACTCCCTTATGATCATTTTGCCATATGTACAGGAGAAAGAGAAATGTTTCACCATATAAACGGAGGGTATCCCGTTTCGCAAAACATAACTAATTTTTATTTTAAAAGAATAGCAAACGTGTATAGATATACAAAATGAATAATCACCTGACAACAATAAACCTGCATGGAGCTCTCGGCGAGAGAGTGGGAAGAGAAGCTTGGAAGTTTTCTGTCGATACAGTCGGTGAAGCTATCAGAGCCATTGAGTCTCAAAGCAAAAAACTATTCGCCGCATTAATAGAATACGAGAAGCAAAACATTAAATACAGAGTTTTAATAAACGGAAAAGATTTTGTTTACGATAAAGACAAAGGCCTCGAAACTGAAGATGGTATTAAATCTTCTGAGCTCTTAATCCCTCGAAAAGACATTGAAACTATAGATATTATTCCGGTTTTAGAAGGAGCTTTCGACGATATATTTGCGATAGTTTTAGGGGTTGTTTTAATAGCTATCGGAGTTTTTACTTTCGGTGCGACCACTTGGCTTGGAGCCGCTTTAATCATGGGTGGACTTGGTATGGTTGCGGCCGGAATAGCTAATCTTCTAACCCCAATGCCAGAATTTGACGACTTTAGGGAAATAGAAGGAGGGGGGAGGGCATCTTATATTTTCGCTGGCGCAGAAAACACAGTGAGGGAAGGTGGGCCGGTATACGTTGGGTATGGTAGATTAATGGTTGGTAGCCAAGTCGTTCAATCAAGCATAGATACCTACGATGTAAAAAATGGAAATTATAAAAACACAGAGCAAGAAGTAAAAGCTAACTGGGGAGCGGAGGAATATGGCGTGGACTACAGGACTCGCTATAACACCGGCTCAGAAATTTCAAAAGACGCCGAACTATTAATAAGAGAAAGGACTAAAGAATGGAACGCGTCCGGCGGAGACCCAGACGATTGTGATGGAACCACTCAACATAACGCTAGTGCCCGCACCGAATATATACAGCATGATGGAGACGATTATATAATAGACACAGGAGACAGGTCTCTGTCTGCTACGGTCCAAGAAATTACAGATCAAATTAAAGGGCTAGAAGGAGAAGATAAAGCCTTAGTGGAGGAAACTATGCGAAGCCTTGTCGCTGACGATAAGGAAGTCGACCCCTCGGATCCCAACACTCCATAATAAACAAACGAAAGTAACATGTCTACCGGCAAAGAGAGAGAAAGCAGAATACCAATCTACGACGAGGCTGGCGTTAGTCTATACACCAAGCCGCAAGAAGAAGCTCTCTACGCCGCCTTAAGCGAAGCTACTGTTGGAGATTTAATTTGCGAAGGAGGAATAGATGGTATAGTTAACGGTGAATACAGCTTTATAGGCAATGCTGGAGAAATAGGGTATCAGCGCGCCACCTTCAGGCCTTATACCGCCTTAGATCACGAGGGAACCTGCAGGGAGGACCTAGGGTTTCTTCGATCGATATATTGGAATGAAGTGCCAGTAGTGGACAAAGACGGGTATTATAACTTTCAAGAAATTAACGTAGAAACTAAACTTGGTTTACCTCAAGGCGAAATAGCTACGCTGAACCCGAACCTACCCTTATCACTAGACGGAAAACGCTCTTCCGCTTTTGAGCTCACTTTATTCAGAAACATAGGAGAAAGAATATTTGGCCCCTCCATCGACCTAAGAGAAGCGAAAATCCCTAGATACTACCTATACGAAGACAGCCCCCACCCCCCTCATTTAATAGGCGATATTGACAAGAACGCTAAGGTCTATATGGTCAACAATAAAGAAGCTGTTGGCGTGAGAGTTAACTTTAGAATACCCCAGCTCTGGGAAACCCTACAAGACGATCCCAACGACGCACAGGGCGACGGAGGAAGAAAAGGGTTTAAGGGGAAAGTTTTTAAAGCCGGAGAAGATGCAGGAAAACGAGGTTTTCACGACCAAGAAAAAGGGAAAACTCCACAGTCCTACGGATCAGGGGACATAAAGGCTCGAAAAATTAAATTTCATATATATGTAAGACCAGTCTTTGATACTAGACACACCGAAGACAACCTCTTCTATCCTTGGAGTCAAGAGCCCGTAAAAAGAGTGGAGGTTTTCGGAAGAATACAAGAGCCCTATATAAGAAGCGAGCAAATAACTTTTAATAAAAGCATATGGGGAAACGCATTTTCTACCTCTAACACTCGAAACTATAAATATTTTCAAGGCTGGGAGATAAAAATCGTCAGATTAACCCCCGACTCTTTTAACCAATTTCTAAAAAACGAATCCTATATAGATTCTCTGGTAGAAGTGTACGACTCAAGGCTTAGATATCCCTACGCTTCAATGGTATATTCAAAGTTTAGTGCTGAATTTTTTCAAAGGATACCCCACAGATCCTACGACACCAAACTTTTAAAAGTCAAAATACCTAACACTTATAATCCTATTTTAAGACACTACGACGAAACAGACTTGGGGTACTGGGACGGGTGCTTTAAAGCGAAAAAAGAATGGACGAATAACCCCGCGTGGTGCTTTTACGATCTGATTACCAATAACAGATATGGTTTAGGGGATTATATAGATAGAAAATATGTAGACAAATGGACTCTTTATGAAATAGCTAAATACTGCGATACCTTGGTTAGCGACGGAAAAGGAGGGCTTGAGCCAAGGTTTACCTTAAACCATTTAATTACATCCAGAGAAGAGGCGTATAAGGTTGTTAACGACATGGCCTCTGCTTTCAGATCTATTGTTTACTATGCTTTTGGAAATATATATGTTTCTCAAGATAAGCCTAAAGATCCTATTTATCTTTTTACGACCTCTAACGTAGCCGACGGAACATTTAATTATTCGTCTTCGGCAAAAAAAGCCCGCCATACAGTTGCTATAGTAAGGTATTCCGACAAGCATAACCTGTTTAAGCCCGCTATAGCATACGCGGAAGACCAAGTGGGGATTCAACGCTACGGAATAAGAGAAATCGAAACCTCCGCAGTAGGCTGCACTAGTGAGGGACAAGCAAAAAGATTTGGTGAATGGATTTTAAAAAGCGAAATACTCGAAACAGAATCTGTTACCTTTACGGCCGGAATAGAAGGCATGTACATAAGGCCCGGTGACGTAATTAGTGTTTATGATGAGTTTAGACACGATAGAAAGCTAGCGGGAAGAACTTTAAGAGTGGAAGAAGAAGCTTCCGGTATCATACCCGTAAACGATTTCCCTAGTTACGTATACCCCCGAACCGATGTAGATGGAAACTATCCAATAACAGGCAACGTAATCACTATAGATAAACCCTTGTATTTTTCTCCGGATAGAGAATATAAAATGGAGCTCCTAACTCCTACGAATTATTTTGAACCTACTCAAATCACCCCAACCAACTGCGAAGAAACCGGAGGAATAAGAACAGTTGAAGCCGGAACCATAAAAGGAGGATATAAAAAACTAAATCCGACTGAGATGAACCTAGAATACGAGGGTAAAGATAATATCCGCGATATACTAAATAACAGTTCCCTTGATGTTAGCATATTTAAAACAGAAGAAACAGTCGCTGTAACGTCAAGCAAAGGAGAGTTTAAATTTCATATATGGAACCAAGATTATGAGACTACCGGTCTCGGTTTCCCTAAAAGATATATATTAAAAGTAGACGGAGAAGTAATATTCGACTCTGGGTATATAGGTGACAAAATAACCCGCTACGAAAAAGAACACACATTAAACGGACCTGCTGACGAAGGTGACCTTTTTGGCTGCCTTAAAAAATATGAAAAGGATGGCAGCACCGAGGCAATAAAAGCTCTTGCTACAGCAGAGCTTGCTTATTTACAAAGTAACCCAATAAAAGAGATCTCCACTTATGAGGGGACGTCATTAATAAACCAAAGGCTTCCTTTTATTAAAGACGCGGAGGTTACCTCTATTACGATAGAAGTTATTCATCCAATAACTCCCTATATTACTAAACCTCAAGCTCTTACTGGCGACCGATTCCGTATTGGTCTCGAAAGAATAAGCACGTGGGTTAGCGCAACGACAACTGAACCGTATACTGTCGAAGATTTAAAAGTAAATGCAACCAATAGCGACAAAGCTCTCACTTCTGCTGACTTTCCCGAAATCAGAAAAAACCAAATACAAACAGTTCTCTTTAGCGGGTACCAAGCGGTAGCGACAACGGGAGATTACCACTCCGACTTCTCTGTTAATGGAAGCGGAATAGTAACTAAAATATACCTAGACAATCAATTTGAGGCTGGTTTCAACTTTACAGATTATGCTATTACTGGTTACGACAATTCTTCCGTAATAGGAGATCTTGCCGCAGGAGTAACGGATACTTATTCTCAATCCTACGAAAACCCATCTGGCAGGAATTTAGTCTGGGCTATTGAGCCAAGTTGCTCCGACTCAACAGAAAACAGGCCATATACGCTAGATTCGGAGGTGGCTTCTGGCCAAGCGTTAGAATATAAAGTTATAAATATAACCGAAAACGACAACAATAAGTACGACATCATGGCGATAGAGAGCGTCCCTGTAAAATTTTGTGAAAGTTCCGAAGATTGTTTAGAGTGTTTAGAAACTGAAGACCCCTGCCCCGACCCCCCTTGTGTCGGAGGCGGTGGCAGTGGTGGCGCCGAAAACCCAAGACA